GACGGAATGTATTGTTCTTTCCACTCAACTGCTTCATAAAGAGTTATACACTCACTTCCATCTTGCCCTCTTTCATGTCCAATAACACGTTCTAATTTTTTATCGTTACGAAAATCTCCAACTCGCTGGTCGTTTTTTCCAGGACAGGGAGGAAAATCTGGTGGGGGATCTGGTGATGTATTAGGAATTTTTGGCTGTTCTGTTTCTGGTAAGGGCGGTGGTTCATTATTAACAAGCGGTTCTTCTGTAATGACAAGATTCTCAGGTGTATAGTCAAGGGGAACAAAACTAGGAAACGGAAAATCACACGTTGTAAATACACCATTTGAATCTTCCAATAATAAATTACGATTACCTGTATTTTTTATATCACGATGCTGATAAGTACAACCAGGAACATCAATCTCAGGTGGTTGTGTAATAGTTATATGGTGTGGACTATATATTTCTGGTACATCTGGAATATATATCTCACGAATTTGAATATCAGGTATTTCAATCGTAGGCATCTCTTGGCAAAAATACTTCTACAAAAGAATTACATTTAGGACAGGAGAGATTAGTAATCATGCTATATTCTCCAGATCTTAATGGATAATCTTCGCCATCCATATCGTGATCTCCACCCCAAATTAGTTCAGTTTTACAATGCCAACAATTCATTTTTGAATAAAAGGAATAGATTGACCTGTTTGTCTTGGTAAAGCGTTATCTAATACTTTAGGCATCATTCCAGAAACATTTTCAAGAATTTCATTCATAACTCTTGATTTGAATTGTTCCGAAGTTACATACTTGTAACCTAAGTATGCTCCTCCACTCATGGAAGCTACCATTACAAATGAAACGATGCTAAGAATATTAGCAATTTTTTGAAACATGATTAAATTTGCAATTTTGAAAGCACTATCTTTTTCAAGTGTGCTTGTATTACTGCTTATTGTAGCCCTATCCCCTCTCTACGTCACTATGGGGATAATGACAAGACAGATGCAAGAAAAGGTTAATTAATCAGCAGCTTCGGGTTCGTTGCCATCTATAGCTTTCCACTCAAGGTACTTTTGGTAATCGCTGTTTGCAGGGTCAAATGGAATATTTTTTATAGGAGAAGCCTCTGTATCTGTTACACCTGTTTCTGTAGTTCCATCAAAAATAGTAATTTTGTATAATTTGTATTTTGCCATAATTAAAGCTCCGCACTTAAAGTAATAGCACCACCATTTACAAAAATAGTAGCACTTCTATCATCAGTAACAGAAAATCCCTGTTGTGTTAAATGAATTGTAGGATTGTTTGCTGTAAAATATGCAGAGTTTGTAGCAGGGGTTGTTGTTGAATCACTTGTTCCAGAACCATCCCTATAACTTCTTACACCAAAAGTACCATTAAATCCATCGTTAGTTGTAGATATTGTGGGAGACGCTCTTAAATTAACAGGGGGTGTATATGAATACAAAAGTTGAGAACTACTTGCTCCTCTACAGGCAGTTATAAAACCTACTCCTATTGTTTGAAAATACCTCTGACATAAAGCAAGCTCCTGACCGAATGACCTATGCTCATAATCTGTTGCCACGCTGCCTTCTTCTAATTGTATTCCTGTGATACTCCAATCTGCTCCAGCATTTGCACAAAGTTTTACATTGCCAGCAATCCTAGACCCGTAAGCATTTACTCCTGTAGCTGCCCAACTATTTGCAGCAGATTTTTCATTATTACTGCCAGACCCAAGATCAAAATAAAGCGTTAAACCATTTCCACTTGTAACAGTTGCCGTGTTATAAACAGAAGAACCAGCTGAAGTGGTATCTCCAACAATCGTTACTGTTTTCTTTTCCCAAGTATCAGCAGAATTTATTGTGTATTGAAAAACATTTCCTCTAGAAAAATCTCCTGAGACTAAAGCACCTCCGAAAGTTCCAGTTAAACTGCTTTTCACATGAAAACTAAGCGTCACAGTTTTTGCTTGTGATGTTCCAAAAGCTAAATAATTTGTATCTAAATTTTCTATTCTTGTTTGTACTACATTAAAACTATCTGCACCACCATCATCCGCTACAGCTACCGTCATTTTCATTGAAGCAGCAAAACCATAAGGTGCGTTCGTAGGATTTCCATGTAATTGCTGAACATTTAGAGAAGTACCACCGCCACTTGTAGTTGATACTTGAAATCTATCTAAAACATATTCATGTTCATTTGTAACTGCTGTGCTTGTAGTCCCTACTCTTTGGCAAACAGTCATTTCGCCATTAGTTACTAAATTTTTACGACCAGATAATTGACCTCCATTAATAGAAGTAATATTCGCAGCACACGTTCCATCGGAATTATTAACGGTAATAGCAGCAGCACTAGCTCCTACCCCTTTTATCGAATTTACCTTGATCTCTGACATAATTAACTAGGTTTTGGGTTTGCGTCTTTAACCGCTTTAATGTGGGTAGCCCACGTTCCAGTTGTATCTAGTTTACCTGCAAGCATATCTGCATACAACATATCAAGTTGATCTCCAAAAGTAGCATAGATTGTTTTACCATTAGTTGTTCTATCGGTTTTGTATTTTACTTTGGCTGCCTCTGTGTTTAATTCAGTTCGGGCTGTATCAATCTTGCTTTGCTCAAGAGTTACAGACTTTCCATCTTGGTCAAAAGCACCTAATTCATCATCAATTCTTACAACTGTTCCAGAGTAGGCTTTATAAATTGCTTCGTGATCGTATGCCATTACGCTGCTACCTCCATGACAGTAATGTTACTTGGTAATCTTTCATGCGAAGAATCATTAGTATCATTTACACTTCTACCAAAATAAAACGTACCAGAAGCACCAGTTCCTATTATGTCGATTTTGTATGTTATTGCTGTGCCTGCTGCTTGAGCAGGGGAATCAAGATATGGACTCATAACGCTAGTAGATGGAGTAGAGGCTTGATCCGAGTTGTAAAAACCTTGGTTTTGCATAAAACTTATTGCTGATCTACTACCAGCAGAGCCTCCTACATTTATTGATGATCCACTACCACCAATAACCCTTCTTAAAACAAAACCAATGGTATGATCTGCTATAGAACCCTCACCAGATATTGCACCTGATATTATAAATTTTGAATTAGCTGCTGTGGAAGTAATTGTTACTGTAGCTGGTGTATCGGCTAATGAAGCATCACTAACACTTACAGAGCTAGTTCCTGTGTAATTTAATGCAGCAACTTGAAGAATATTTCCTGACTTTGGATTTGTTGTTGTTAATATCGTTCCATCTGCTGTATCAGGTAACGTCATTACCCTTGTATTGGCAGAAGATGAAGGTGCTTGTAAGCTAAAAGACCCACCACCTGATGCTGCATTTAATTTAATCTTTGCTGTCATGGTTTAGGATATTTGTCTTTAATAGTTTTGATAGTAGTTTTCCAACCAGCTACACCACTATGATAAATCGTATCAAGCTGATCTTCAATACTTGGATACTCTGCTTTACGTTGTGACTTATATGAATTATTTTCTAAATCCCATGCAGCCTGTAATGCAGCAAGACCAGTTGTGCAATCTGATTCAGTAGGTTTTGTACCACCATCTAAAACAACTAAATTTGCATATATTTTATTTGAAGAATCACTCCAACCAAACCATTGACCACTCCTATATTTAACAAGATAATCTTCAATGTGATTTGGTCTGCCTGTTAAAAAATCCATTTTATGTATCTCCTAATCTAGTAAAATATGCAAATGTCGCATTATGAGCAGAAGCACCAAAAACCATTGGTCGAGTATTTGTTGCGTAAACCAGAAATTTTACTTTATGAGTTGAAATATCAGTTACATCAAAAAGAACTTTTGTTTCCATGTGCCAATGTTCATTATTATTGCTTACACTTTGATAAACAGCACCAACACCAGTAAAACTACTATTATTTAGAGTTGTTTCAATATCACAGGCAACATAATTAAATTGCCCTCCGTCAGAATTACCGGTTAGACTTATTCCAACTAAATAGATTCCTGTCTCAGGAAATGAAAACAATCCACTAGATTCTGACATTCCAGTACCAATTTTGCCATAACCAGGAGAATCGTTTCTTTCCCAATTAGATGTGATGTACGCACTACTTGAGACATTAAAAGTAGATGTAATTCTCCATTGATCTGCCATCGTTATTCCAGCAGTTATTCCACTAACACCACTATTTGTAATCGACATTCTTTCAACACCACCAGTTGAAAATTTGATAGTGTCAGCAGAAGGAAAACTTATTCCTGTATTTGTGTCATCTCCAACAATACTTGGTGCGGAAACTGATCCAGCTACACCTTTTACACCAGTTGTTCCAGAAAGTTCTAAACTCATAATTAAATAATAACTAATAAACTGCCAGAAGGCACGGTCACAGTTACACCAGCATTTATAACAGGACTTACTGTGTGTGCATTTTTTCCTGATGTTATCGTATAATCTGTTGTCACATTAGTATCCGATTCAAAAAATACTTCATCATTACCTCCTCCCGTAGCTCCAGCACCGCCTCCGACAGCAGTAAACTCAGATCCGTTATATATTTCAGCAGAAGTAGTTGTACTATTGAATCTAAAGTCTCCTGTCGATGGAGAACCAGGTCTTTGTGCAGTAGTTCCAACAGGTATCTGTAAAGCTGTTGTGTAATTATGTATTACATCTCCAGTAAATGTTGCTCCTGCAACTGGAGCTAAACCTAAATTTGCCTGTGTGACATTACCAATCTCAATATATCCATTATTAGCTGCATTTCTTATTTTTAATAAATTAGATGTCGTATTAACTGATAACTGAAAAGCAACCTGTGTGCCACTAGGATCTGCCGATCCACTATTCAAACTCTGTATGGCAGCAAAAACATTATTGAGATCTGTACGAACTGCACTTCCCGTTCCATTATCTATCGTATAGTCTGTAACTTGTGCCATTTAAAAAACTACCTTGTGCATATTCTACCCTCCTTTACCAAATCCGACAGCCTGATAAGTAAAATTTCTATCAATCGAAGCATTTGATGAATTTTTGAAGTGAACAGTAAAACCCGTTCCAGTTACACTACTTACTTCAAAGTAATCTCCTGATGCCATATTCTGAGCATTAATACCAATAGAGGGTAAATTAGTATTTGCTCCAAGCAAAGAAGAAGTACCAACAAAAAACGGATGAGTAAAAGTAATGGCCTTTGCTCCTGCTCCGCTTGCTGTTAGATTACCTTGTTCTGTTCTTCTCTGTAAAGATGCTGTATAGCCTAGCTGCGAAACTTTTATATCCTGTGCAGTATCTTTACTTGTAAGTTTTGCTCTGAATTGAAATCCTCTACCTTTATAAGTTCCATTAGCAAAAGTCTGAAAAGCAGTATAGGTAGGAGATCCAGAGGGATTATCCTGTGTAACTCTCACTAGCATTTCAGCGTTAACTTCTGTAGCTGTAAGCCCATCAAAGTCTGTAATATCATCAATCAAACCTCTTGAATCAAACAAATCTGATGGATAGAATCCTTCTGTTAGGAAATGACGTTTAAGATCAAGGCTAAACACACCGCCTAAATCTAAAGTATCTCCACCGGCAGTTCCTCCAAAATCATAAGTACCTTCTGGTACGATTCCACCAAAGTCATCTAAAGAAGCTACAGCATCAAAATCTGTGATGGCATCAAACGTACCTCCACCAACTAGGTTTAATGTATTTGTAGTTGCATCAAAAGCAACATTGGTTTTTGTTCCTTGAAACTTAGGACTATCAGTATCTTCTCTTCTTGTTTGTGTAATAAGCGGAGCTAAATTATCTGGTAGTTCAAGAATTACACTTGTTTCTCCTGCACAGAATCTACCGCCATCATCTTGAAATTTTAAAATATACTCTCCTTCAAGATATGGAACTTCCGCAGATGTAGTAGCACCACTAAGAGCTTGAATTAAATCAGTACTATTCGTAAATGTAGCAGTACCATCGGTTAAAGGAGAATGTCTAACATACACCCTGCCTCCGTGAGTAACATCTAAATCTGTAGACCGATTCCAACGTAATCTTACTAATTTTTCGTTTATTGGTTCGGCTGATAAACCAGTAACATTTGATGGTAAAGCAGTTTTACCAACAGCATTGAAGGTTAGATCAGCAGAAGTAGCACTTGTTTGTAATGCAGCATTATAGCTAAATACTTGAAACTCATACGTTCCAATGTCAGTATTGAATATCTCAAAATCAGGAGAAGAAACTGTTGTGGAAACAAAGTTTCCGTTATTGAATCTATAGTTAACTTGATACTGCGTAACACCGACAATAGGTTGCCAACTGACAATTAATTTAGATACTGCCTGATTATTTATCTCAACTATTTTTTCTTCAGCCTGTAAAGCAGAAGGAGGATCTTTAGGAAGATTCAGTATAGATACTGTTCTTGTTGGTAAGGTTGCACCATCTTCGATAAATGCATATTTTTCATTTACATAGGACAAAGCCGTGATCGCATAATTTATTCCATCAGATTCTTCTACTGTTATTACTCTAAACTTTTGAGCTTGAACTGTATCATCCTGTAATAACCAAACCGTATTAGCATTTGGAGTTTGTGAGAAGGCAGAAGATACTGTTATAACTGCACCTGAGACACTTGATACTGACTTACTTTCAACAGTTCCATCAGGTAATATCACAGATAAAGTTGGATTATTTGTTGTTGGCAAATCGGTTGCAGCAGAATCATCTACAGTTATTTGGGTCGTTGTAGCAGAACTTATTCTTCCACCTCTTCTAAGACCAGAACGTACAGGATCATCTATCTCAATAACAGCACCAGGTCTGACAACAACACCAGAATCTATAGAAGTTGCAAATGCAACTACTTCACTTTCATTTTGTTCAGTAAATAAAATAGCTTTTGCTAATCTTCTAGCTTGACCCCTTGATGTACAAGCAAACCCTTTTACCTGTTTAATAATTACTCCAAACTTTGCTATAGCATCAGCATCTTCATAAACTTCATAATCTATCTCTCTACTATCCATATTGAAATAAGAAACAGAAA